GTAGGGTATGATCGCTTCAATCATTGTTCGATGGCTAATTTATTGGCTGAGAATGATATGAAGTTTACCATGCCCGACAAGGAATCTGATCCTGTCCCTTTCATGTCACGTCAGCGTGCCGATTTCCTTAAACGGAAGGATCGGTACGATGAAGACTTGGGTCACTATGTAGGTGAATTGGATGAAGAAAGTATTTTTAAATCTTTGCACAGTATTTTGAAACCTACGACTCAATCTGCCCTCGAAGTTGCAACTTCCAACGTCGATGGTGCTCTACGCGAATGGTTCTTTCACGGACGTGAAGTTTTTGACTTTCGTCTTGCCCAAATGAAAGAAATCGCTCGTATTGAGAATTTACCTTGTACTACCCTAGACCAAACATTTGATGACCGTGTGAAAGCATGGAAGACAAAATATGTTCCTCTTGAGGTTTAATTCTAGAATAGCTAGATTTTAACCTATGTATTATTATTGTTTTATGTTTATATATCTGACCATCACGTCCTTAAACTGTTCGGAGGCGCACTCATGTGTCAACGTAACTTATGTGAAACCAAAAATGAGCTGTACATATTGATTACGGCAGTCGACCTTAGTGTCTACCCCTTAAATAGACTGACGCTTGTGTATATCTGGGAAGCATAATGCTTGTGGCTATTTAGCTGCGGAGGTCCTACCACTCCACCAATGTAGAGACAGGACATCGCTCTGAGGTGAGCTTTGTACCCGTGTAAATAAAAATACCTTACCAATTCTACTCTAAAACAAAAGTCTGTGGAGGACTATAAACTCTACACTTATGTGCCCCAATCTGGAGAGGTTGGTATCACACAATCTGAAGGCTCTGCCACAACTAATGAGCAGATCACAGCCTTTTCAGACCAGGAAGCTGGTTGGACCACCTGCATTGCGGGAGGTTCCGACCCCACTATGAACTTGTCTAGCAATTCTGATTCTGACCTAGGTAACTTTTTGGAACGTCCCGTACGTATACAAGAAAAGTCCTGGGCTGTGGGTCAGCCTTTATTTGATTCTTTCAATCCATGGGTTGACTTCTTATCAAGTCCCCGTGTGAAGGAGAAAATCGCTAACTATGAACTTTTGCGCATGAACCTTCATGTCAAATTTGTCATTTCAGGTACTGGCTTTCATTATGGTCGAGCACTTGCGTCGTACAATCCTTACTTGTATGACTCGCTCACTGTTCAACGTAACTTTTTGGAAGTTGATCTCGTGCAAGCTTCACAAAAGCCGCACATTTTTCTGAACCCAACAACCAATTCAGGTGGACAACTCGATCTACCCTATTTCTACCACAAGAACTACATTTCTTTGTCGGATTTGGATGATATTCATATGGGCGAAATTAGCCTTAAGAGTTTTGATCTGCTTCGCCATGCTAATGGTGGTGATGACCCTGTCACCGTCACTGTTTATGCGTGGGCTTCCGACGTTGTTCTAACAATGCCCACTAGTCTCACTACTGTTCAGTATCAGCCTCAAGCTGGTAAGATGAACTCTGGTGATGAATATGGTAAGGGTATAGTCTCTGCCCCAGCATCGGCGTTAGCGCATGCGGCTGGGCAGCTGACAAATGTGCCTGTTATAGCACCTTATGCTAGAGCCACAGAAATGGTGGCTAAAGGTGTCGGTGAGTTAGCTACTCATTGGGGTTATTCTAGACCCCCAGTCATAACTGACATTGTCCTTCAAAAACCTTCTCCTACTGGAAACATGGCTAACACTGATGCAGCTGATGCTGTTCAGAAATTGTCACTTGATTCTAAGCAAGAGATTACTATCGATTCCCGAACTACTGGTCTCGATGGCACAGATCAAATGGATATTGTCAACTTTGCAAACCGTGAGTCTTATTTGACCCAGTTTACTATGCAAACTTCTGATGCTCCGGATAAACTACTCTGGAATTCTCGTGTTTCCCCTTGCTTATATCGCACTCTGGGTCGAGAAATACATCCAACTCCGATGGCAATGATTTCTACGCCTTTTTCTAATTGGCAAGGAACCATCAAATATCGGTTTCAGATTGTGAAGTCCAATTTCCACAAAGGAAGGTTGTTGTTTCGTTGGGATCCTCGTTCACATGGGGCTAACATTGAGTACAACACCGTATACTCGCGAGTTGTCGATCTAGCTGAAGAGGAAGACTTTGAGATCGAGATTGGATGGGGTCAAGCCGATCCTTTCTTAAAAGTCGAATCTATGAAAGGCGATACTACCAATTTGTTTGGCACCGACCGCTTATCTACATCTTATGACGCGAAATTCAACGGCGTCCTGGAGGTTGACGTACTTAATTCGCTGGTCTCACCGGCGTCTGATACGCCGATCAGCATCAATGTGTTCGTATCTTGTTGCGATGACATTAAGTTTGGCGGTATTGCCACCACTGCTATCAAAGCTTTATCACTATTCGACTCTCCTACTGACCTTGCTACTATTTATGAGCCTCAGTCAGGAATTGTGGACGGACTCGCCATAGCTGGCACGTCCGCGGGGGCCGTAGACTCCCCTGTATCTGCTGATTCTATTCAACCTATTGCGCCAACAGGTGCTTTAGCGGATCAGACGATGAATGTCTTCTTCGGTGAACAACCTAAGTCCTTGCGCGATCTTTTTCGACGCTACGTTTTACATAGGACTACATGCATTGATGCACCATCACGAGGTAATATTAAACTAACTACCATCGTTGAAAATGGGCTTGGGTACTGGCCTGGATGGGACCCAAAAGGTCTCGACGAGCAAGATAGTATAGCTTGTACAATCAGTATCCCCCACTTTGTTCACTTCTTCATGCCCTGTTATGCAGGCTGGAGAGGTGCTACCCGAACTAAGTATACGTTTGAGGGCAATGTGGGTCTTAATCCAACTGTTACTCGTGTTGGCTTTACACAAACAGCCTATGAGTTTAACAGAAACTTTCCGAAGACCAATCAGGGAGAGTTAACAAAGTTCATGACGTATGCAAGTTCCCCATTAACAATTGGGGGAGCGGCATCGACGAACTTAGGTGTCAATAATACCATCGAAGTAGAGACACCCTACTACAACGGAGTTCGCTTTAGCTCCGCGCGTTTACCAAACGCAGACCTCGGTAACTTGTCCGAATCCAACGCCATCCAGTTTACGAACAGTGGCTACAATAGACAATTCGAGGACCCAGATGAAGACTTCGCTTTCTTACGAAGTTGGAAATCAGTTGGAGAAGATTTTACACTCTTCTTCTTCACTGGCTGTCCCATCCTTTATAGGAATGAGATAGTCGTGCCTGGTTAGCAAAGGCAAAATAAGAAAAACCCTGCTCTTGGGTTTTAAATAATATAAGAGCAACCAGTCCGGAATGTGCCTTCCGGAGCGGCCTAGTAGGTCGTTGCAAGGAGATTTATCTCTGCATGTATGATATTTATATCGATAGTTTTACAATGCAGGGGCCGTCCCTTGCAGGAATTTTCTATTGGTTACAAATTTCATCTATGCACTTGCACATTGAACATATGACACATTAAGGTTTAACTATCCCTTTTTTGTGTGATTCCATCTGTTCCATTTGTTGGTAAAAAACGCG